TGAGCCGGCCGCGGCGGTGACGGCGCCCAGGCCGGCGACGGTGGCGGTGCCGAGGACGACCGTGCCTGCTGCGGCGGTGACCGAGCCGGAACCGGCGACGGTCGCGCCTGCCTGCGTCCGGGACAGTGCTGCGACGGTGCCGGCTCCGGTGGCGGTGACAGTGCCCAGCACTGCGCCGGTCGCCGTGACTGCGCCGGCGCCCGTGACGGTGGACCCGGCGCGGACGGTGGCCGTGGCGGTGACCGACCCGGTGCCGGTGACCGTGGATCCGGCTGCCTGCGTTGCGGTCGCCGAGGTGGCACCGACGCCGGCCACGGTCGCGCCGGCGCGGACGGTGGCCAGGCCGGTGACAGACCCGGCGCCGGCTACCGAAGCGGTCGCCGTGACGGCGGCCAGCGCGGTGACCGTCCCTACGCCGGTGACCGTGGCCGAACCGGACCCGGTGGCACCAGAGTTCGCGGTGACCGACCCGGCGCCGGTGACCGACGATCCGGCCTGCGTCGCCGCGAGCCCGGACGTCGTGCCCGCGCCGGCGACGGCCGCGCCGGCCGACTGCCCAGCCAGCGCGACGACCGAGCCCGCGCCGGTGACCGTGGCGGTTGCGGTGATCGTGGCTGCGGTGCTGACCGCACCCGTGCCGGTAGGGGTGCTACCAGCCGCCTGGGCGGCGGTCGCCGATACCGAGCCCGCGCCGGTGACGGTCGCGGTGCCGTTGGTCGTGCTGCCCGCGGTGGCGCCTGAGACGAGGCTGCGGCGGCGGTTGACTACCCGGCCGCGGGGGCGGCCGCGGCGCGGCCAGCCCACCGGCTAACCCTGCTCACGGACGTAGAGGGTGCCGGACATGGTCAACGAGTCGGCAGGAGCGGCCATCAACCGCACCACGATCGTCGTGTCGGTCTGGCTCGCTTCCCATTCGCAACTCTCGGGTAACCACAGCTGCAGACCGGTCGCGATGTTGAACGCGTCGGAGTGCAGGTTGAGCGGCGTCCCGGCCGAGGCAATAGTCGTGTTGCACGTCTCCGCGGTGAACCCGGCTGCGGCGCCGGACCGGTTCAGCGGCCGAGGAGTCGGGGCGGCACCGCCGGACCCTGACGTGGCGTGCCCGCGGATCACCCGGTACCGCAGGATCTCCGACGCCGCGTCGCCGAGGTCGGACGACTGGGCGATGAAGATGCCCATAATCTCGATCGGCTTGTCATCGGCCGGGGTCAGCTCGAAGAAGTCCACCGCAGCCGTGACCGCGACGCCCTCAAATTCAACGGTGTAGATCCGGTCCTGCCCCACGAGGCGCTCCTATCGCATGATGAGGCCGCGCGACGGGCGGCGGGGAAAGGCGGGCGCACCGGCGGCGGGCGCGGCGGCCTTGAACCCGATGATCAGTTGCTGTTTGTTGGAGCAGCTGGTCGTCCAGGATGCCGACGTGGACTTTGACCCGGCGGTGCCCGCATCGAGCAGGTCGGCATAGAACGTCACGCAGTCCTGGAAGGTGACGCCGCCGGTCTGCGCGGTGAGTTGGTTGACGAAAGAGTTCGTCCAGCTGGGCCCCGACGGGATCGTGGTGCCGTTCAGCCCGTGCAACAGCGCAGCGACAACGATCAGGTCACCGTCCTGGGTGGTGGTGACACTCGTCGCGGTGGTGGTAGTACCCGCAGTGCTGACGATGGTCGACGAGTTCTGCACGTCGAAAGGGGTGCCGGTGGTGCCGGAGTACTCCGCCACCGCAAGAATCGTGTTCGCTGTCACCGACGGCGACACGGTGACTGTGGTCTCGGTCCCCGTAGCGACCTTGTGCCAGGAGTAAGTGCCGTTGCCGTCGACCACGGACGGCCCGGCGGACCATGTGCCGGCGCCGGTCGGGGCGGGCACGGTCGCGTCGGAGTTGACGAAGGCGACCAGCAGGTTGCCGGCGGTCGGCGCCGCCCACCCGTCGCCGACGCCGATCGCCACGGACGCCGCAGCGGCGGTCGCCTTGATCTTGCGCTGAACCGCCGCGATCGCCATGAGGTCAACTCAGGTCGAACGTCAGGCCGTTGAAATCGGCGGCGGTCGTGTACGGGCCGTCCGGTGCGGGCGCGTTTGCCAGCTGGGTGGTGGTGAGCGCGCCGCCACCCGCCGGGATGCTCACCTTGCGAACCTGGTTACCGGCGGTGTCGTTGACGCGGACCTTCACCGTGCGGCCCAGCTGGTTCGCGGCGATCAGCGCGCCCGACCCGATCGGCCACACCGTGCCGTCCGGCGACGTCCAGACGGTCGGGTTGTTGCGCAGGTTGCCGTTCGCCGGGTTGAAGAACCACGTCACGGTGACTGCGGGAGCGCCGGTGCCGTCGGTGATGGTGGTGATGACCTGACCGTTCAAGGCGGGCATGACAGCTCCTCCGGTCAGTTCTTGACGAGCAGCACCGAGCCGGTGCTGCGGCTAGACGGCGCTGACCATGCGGGCCTTCGGCCCGTACTGCTTGCGGAGCAGGGCCTTCAGGCTCGGCGAGGCGTCGAGCGCTTCGGTCGCCTTCTCGTAGGCCACGGCGTAGTCGTCGATCTGCTCGCGGGCCACACCGTCGGGGTTGACGAACAGGCCCCGCGACAGGTTCAGCACGACGCCGCGGCCCAACTGGGTCGCCTGCACGTCAGACGCGGAACCGTTCGGGTCGTAGCCGTGGGTGTAGACGACCTGCACCGGCGACGGCTCCGACGAGCACTCCGTCCACCCCAGGTCGCGCCACAGGCCGTACTTCGCCCGGCGCCACGTGCCCGACGCGGTGCCCTGCGACAGCAGCGAACCGCCATAGGTCACCGAGCCGATCGACACAATCGGGGCGTTCTTCAGGCGCAGCACCCGGTCGGTGCCGCCCCAGACCTCTTCGAGGTCGTCGACGACCCGCACGATCCGGCGGCCGCCGCACGCGGCCTGCACCACCGCCGTGCAGATCTCCAGCGCCAGAATCGCGCTCGCTGTGTCGACGTCCTGCTGCAGCAGGGAGGCGAGGTCCTCGTCGGATGCCAACAGGTCAGCCATGAGAACCCCGCCCCTCGTCGATCAGCTGCGGTTACGGGCGCGGGACGGCGCGGAGGCCGGGGCCTCGTCGGCGGTCTTGCCGTCCACAGCCGAGTCGTCGACCGGGGTGACCACTCCGCCGGCCGGGGCCGGCTGGGTGTTCGGGTCGTACGCCTCCGGCACCGCCGGCGGCTCCGACTCGAGCGACTGCTTCACCTCGTCGAGCTTGGCCAGCAGGGTGGCGCGGGCCTTCGGCCCCTTCGCCTCTTCCATCTCCCGCGCCACGCGGGCGCGGGCCAGGTCGTCGCCGACCCAACCGAGGATCTGCTCGACCGAACCGGCCGGGATGATGTCCTTGTCGATCTCGTCCGGCTCGACCTCGCCCGGCACCGGCCGGGCCGCGACCGCGTACGCGGCGTCGTCGGACTTGCCGATCGCCCCGGACGCCAGCAGGCGCTCGCGGGTCTCGTCGTCGAGGTCGCCGACCGGCGCGCCCTGCGCCACATCGACGTAGGCCATGCCCGCGCCGACCTGCCGCTTGACGGTCACGGAACCGGCCTTGACGACCAGCTCGTCGGTGCTCTTGTTCTCGTCGCTCATGCTGGTCATCCCTCTCAGGCCGCGAGGCCGGTGATCTTGGCGTGGGTGAGCTGGTTGTCGTAGGCCAGGCCGACCTCGCCGTACAGCTGGTTGCGCTCGGACGCACCGACCTTCGCCAGGGGCTCCTCGAAGAAGTGGCCCTTGCCGGGCACCTCGAGAAACACCGGGGCGAGTCCGCCCATCGTCACGATCGCGATCGTGTCCTGCGGCATCGCCCGGTCGAGCATGATGCCCATCGGGCCGAAGTCGGTCTGGATCTGGTCGACCACGACGCCGCCGACATTGCCCTGCATCTCTTTGGTGACGTACCCGGCCGCGGTGTACGCCGCGGTGATCCGCAGCTTCTGCGCCGAGCCGACCAGCATCGTCGGCATGCCGCCGGTCAGGCCGCCGTTGTCGTACGCGAGCTGCGCGGTCGTGTCGATGATCGCCTTCGTCAGGGCGGTGCCCTTGTTCCAGTTCACGGTGCCGTCGACGGTGATGTTGACGATGGTGCCGCCCTTGGTCAACGACACCGAGTAGGTGTTCGCGGCCAGGTTCGTCGAGATGACGTAGTACACGTCGGTGGTGGTCAGCGGCGTGGCGGTGCCGACCGAGTTGAAGCGGACCGTGTCGCCGGCGACCAGGCCGTGCGCGGTGGCGGTGATGATGTCGGTCGCCGCGGCGGCGGCACCGGTCGTGCCCGCACCGCCAGCGTTGGTGACGTTCGAGGTGATCGCCGCGAGCAGGCCCCGGGTCTTGCGGGCGGTGGTGTTGTCGACCGGCAGCTGGTACGTGCCGTTGATGAACGACCAGTTGATGTCGCGCACCATCTGGGTCAGCATCACCCTGGTCTGCCAGTCCAACTCATTGGTCACCGCATTCGCGGTGCCCTGGCTGGCCAGACCACCGAGACGGGCGGTCGCGGCCTGCTTGGTGTACGAGACCGCCACCGCTTCCTGGTGGATCTGCAGGACGTTCTTCGCCGTCCCACGGACCCGCTCCTGCGGGGTCGGCGCGTCCTGGCCCTCGAGGGCGACGTTCTGCCCGGCGGAACGCAGGTCGTAGGTGCCCCACTCGAACTCGGTGTCGGTGGTCTGCTTGCCGCCGGACAGGCCGCCGATCGCCGAGAAGAACGGCGTATCGGCCGGGGTGAGCCCGAACAGCAGGCCCGTGTAATTGGGCAGGTTATAGGTGGTGCCGAGCGCGGAAATGCCAGCCATGGCTGACGGCTCCCTTCAGTGGTTCCGGGGCACGGCCCGCGCCGGCCCTTCGGTCTAGGTGGGTCGTGGAATGGCCTGGAGCTTCGAGCGCTCCAGAGCGATCGCCCGCAGAATGTCGCCCTTGCTCCGTGCTTCGTCGATCTGTGCCTGCAGATCCGGTCCCGGCTGGCCGCCGCGGGCGCCCTGCGACGGGTCCGGCGCCGGGTTGCGTGGGCCGGTCGCCGCGGCCGGGAACAGCGTCAGCAGTTCGTCGGCGTCGGCGAGGAGTTCGTCACGGGTGGTGCCGTTGAGCCGGGCCGCCTGCTGCGCCGACAGGCCCTTCTCGGCGGCGATCTCAGCCCGCCAGCGGGCGCTGCGTTCCTCGGCCAGCTGCTTCTCGTAGGTGTCGAACCGCTCGTTGAGCAGGTCAGCCTCGGACTTGCCGTCCTTCGGCTTCTGGCCGCCGTTGATGACGTCGGCGAGCTGCTTCAGCGGGGCGAGTTCGGCGATCTGCCGCTCGAGGGCCTTGCGGGCCTCGCGCTCGGTGGCCAGGGCCTTCTCGCCGGCGGGGCCCAGCGGCTTGTCGTCGGTCGGTGCCGGGTCGGCGGGAGCCGGGCTGGGCGACGGTGTCGGGACCGGAGCCGGGTCGCCCGGCGGCGGCGTAGGGACGGGGGCGGGCTGGGTCATCGCGACCTCTTCGTGTGTCGACCGGCATCGCGCCAGGTCAGCGGATGTATCCGTGCAGCCGGAGCAACCTGACGGCCTCATCGCGAGAACCGTCGGCCTCCCGGAAGATCTGTTCAGGCATGAGTCGCGGCCGTCTGCCGGCGGCCTCCGTGGTGTAGAGCCGCCCATCGGTGGCGGTCTGCATGCCGCGGCGCGCGTTGACGACCTTCGCGATGTCAGCGCCCTCACGTACTGCCTGCGCGCCGGCGTGGCCGAGCAGGTCGTCCTGCTCGTCGCCGGACAGCGAGTCGAAGTAGGCCCTCGGGTTGACCGTCACGTCGTCGGGTACCGCCTCAGCGACCGGGATGTGCCTGCAGTCGCAGCGGGGGTGACGCTGAAAGCCCTGGTTCCAGCGGTAGCGCCGGCCGGCGAGGATCAGGCACCGCGAGCACGTCTTGCCGACGATCATCCGCACGTAGCCGCCGACGTCCGGCCGAGCGGCGATCGCCGTTCCCACCGCGACGCGGCCGGCGTCGGCCACCTGCGTGCGGCTGATCAGGTCCAGGGTGAACCGGCCCGCCGACAGAGCCCGGGCCGGGCTCGCGCCCTGTTTGATCTGGTCCAGCGTCGTCAGCGCCGGCTGCAGCAGCAGCGACGCCAGCGGCCGGCCGTCTGATGCGATCCCGGCGAACATCTCCGGAGCGACCCGGCCCGCCGGTGCCGCCGCGGTGCCCTGCGCCTCGAGGGCGTCGTCGACATAGGTGCCGGCCGACGCGGCCGCGGTCGCCTGTGAGGTGCCGAGCACCGCCAGGGCCTGCGGCAGCAGCGCACCCCACGACGCGGCGATCCGGTTCCGGTCGACCAGCTGCCACAGCCGGCCCAGTTCCGTCGCGGTCCGCCTGGCCAGGATCACCTGGCGCTCGGCGTGCTGCGCGGCGATCGGCTCGACCGCCACGGCCTACCCCTCGACGGGCTGCGGAACACCCGGGTCGCCGGGCACCCCGGGAACCTGCTCGGGCAGTCCGCGCCCGGCGGCCTGGGTCAACTGGCCGAGCGGGTCGAGCGCCGCGTTCGCCTGGTCGAAGGCCGCCATACGGCGCTGCTGACCCGGCGTATAGCCGAGATCCTCGCGGGCCTGCTGCTTCGGGATGATCATCGACGTGACCAGCTTCGTTGCGGCGTCCGCGGCCTGCGCCCGGGTCGGCGTCGCCGCGTCACGCCACACGGCCTCGAGGCGCTTCGCGGCCGGGTCCCAGTCGCCCTCCTGCAGCCGCCGGACCAGGCGCATCGCCCGTTCCCAGCCGCCGCCGAAGGCCTTCTGCCGCCGCTCCGCCTTCTTGATCAGTCGGACCTCGCGGGACTTCAGGGCCTCCGCGCTGGCCGGGTTGTCGCCGGTGGCCATGCCCAGTACCGACGGGTCGACGCCGATCAGGCCGGACGCGTGCCGGGCGAGCTGGTTCATGGTGTCGTGGAAGTTCGTCAGCGAGCTCGAGGTGAACTCGTGCGCCGTCACCGGCGGCTCGCCCGGGCCGCCGCCGGGCACGGCCAGCAGTCGGCCCATGAGGATCTGTAGCTTGGACTGCTTGTTGCCGTGCTCGTCCTCGAAGTCCTCCGGGCCCACGCCGAAGATCGCCCGCAGCGGCATCATGTGGAACTCGGCGCCGACCATCATGTCCGTCGCGATCTTGTTCGCCGCGTCGGACAGCGACAGCAATGCCGGCGTCAGCTCCGACTGCCCGTACCGGGCGGCGAGCCGGCCACGGTTCGTCAGGGCGGCCACGAGCGGCTTACCGACCCGGTGCGTGTCCCGGCCGGTCTCGCGCCAGCCGTTCGGGCCGCGGTCGAACCAGCTCGTCGAGTTCGGCAGGTACAGCGTCGCGTATTGGCTCTGCTGCTGGGTGGCGAAGTCGTAGTCGTCGGTCCACCGGCGCAGCGCCGCCCGCACCTCCCGCGTACGCGGGTCGATCAGGGCGAACATCTCCAGCGGCGACTCGACCGTCACCAGCGGCACATCCGCGTCGGCCTCGTTGACGCCGACGGTGGCGTAGGCGCGTTTCATGACCAGCGCGTCGAGGTGCCCCATCTGGGATTCCTCGTCGAGGTCGTTGTCCTGCCACACCTGCTGCAGGTTCTCGTCGCCGGCGAACGACGCGAGTTCCTCCGGCGCTGCGTCCGGGTCGGGCTTGCCGTCCTCCGGGTACCGGAAGGCCAGGACGTCGAGGCGCTCCTCGAGGGGCTCGACCGCCAGCATCGGCCAGCCCAGCGCCACGCACCTGATGCGGTCCTCGACCTCGCGCAGCACGTCCGGGTGCATGTAGTTCAGCCGGGCGGTGCCCTTGAACAGGCTGTCGTACTCCTTCAGCAGCGGCAGGTCACCGTCGTGCACCCGGGCCAGGTGGTTCACCCAGGCGATCGGGTCCGAGTCTGCGGGCAGCGCCACGGGGGGTGCTCCCTTCAACTCATCACGATGACCTTGCGGCGCACTCGCGGCCTCGGCCACACCCCGGCGGCGGTGACGTCGCCCGCAGCCTCGTTGGCGAGGATCGACGAGACGGTGCCGTCGATCTTCTGCTGCTGCGACGGCTTGCCGAGCACGTACCGCATCCCCGGCCGGGCCAGCTTGCGGGTGTTACGGATCATGACCGCGATCTGCGCGTCACCGTCGTGCGTAAAGCCGGTGTCGGCCTTGACCACGTCGGTGTGCAACCGCACCGCCGCGGCGTGCATCTGCGTCAGCCGGTAGGTCTCCCAGCGGATGACGACCTTCTCGCCGTACCGGGCTTCCCAGTCCTGACCCTCGGACTTCCAGCCTGGCGGGTCGTAGTAGAACCGGCCGACCAGGAACGTCTCGAAGATCTCCTCGACGGCCGCGGCGACCTCGAGTCGTGGCACCTGCCCGCCGTGCTCGGCCGGGTTCCAGATGCACGGGCGCCGGTCGGGGCCGTACCGCGGGGTGAACTGGTAGCCGTCCTCGGTCTGCAGCCGGATGGCCGTCCAGTCGTCGGTGTCGGAGCCGTCGAAACCACCGACCACCGCAGTTCCGGCCGGAACGTCCCGCGGACGCGCCCGGGCGTCCCACAGGTCACCGTCGAGCCACGAACCGGCGCCGTAGACGATCATGTTGCCGAAGAATCGCTGCGCCTGGCTGATGTCGCGGGCCGCCAGGTCGGCGGCCTCGGCCTCGATCGAGTCGAGGTCGATGTGCCCGCCGCGGGACTTCAGCGAGTCGCCGTAGACGATCCGGTGAATCCGCCGGCGCTCGACCTTGTTGCCATACGACAGGTTTCCCGGCGCCTGCACGAAGTCGCGCAGGATGTCCTCGGCCGGCGACTCGTACTGCAACTGCGCCACGGACGCCTCGGCCGGATCCCAGCCGTTCGTCGTCAGGCCGGCGCGGCCGCCCATGCCCGCGAGGCCGCGGTACTGCGTGTCGGCCACCTTGAGCATCTTGTTGACGGCGCTCCATAGGCCGACCTCGTCCTGCGCGGCGAACGTGATGCGCTGACCGAGGCGGGACTGCGCCGAGCTCGTCACCGTGCTGATCATCCCGCCGCCCGGCAGACGGATGAACTCCTCGCCGGTGCGCGGGATGATCTCGGCGAGTGGCCCGTACTCGATCATCGGCCGCAATGCGTCGTAGATGTTGCCGGTCTGCTCCTCCGAGAGCGCGGTGACCTGGATCAGCGGTGTCGGCCAGGGCCGGCCCATCGGCTCGCCCGGCTCGTACTCGTAGACGAATCCGCAGCCGCAGCCGTGGTCGCGGCAGTCGTAGACCTCGCCACCGACTGCCCAGCCCGCGAATAGAACCGGACCGACACCCTCCGCGCAGATTTGCGCGGCCGTGAGCGGACCTTTGCCCCACTTCTGCGGGCGCACCAGCAGCGAGCGGCGGTACCGAAAGGCGGGTGCCAGCTGGCCAATCTCGGCGGCCGGCTTCAGCTCGTAGTGGCCGTCGAAGAAGCGCAGCTGCTCGTCGTAAAGCCGGAACTGCTTGCCGCGATCGTCCCGGTCCGGGATGACGCAGTGCGCCTCGATCCAGCAGGAAACGAGCGTCCCGAGCGACGGCCTACTGGCCGGCGGCGCCACGAAGCGCCTTCATCCGGTCGCGGGCGCTCGGTGCCGACGTTGGCGCCTTCTCGGCGCGCTTCTCGGCCAGCTGGTCGGCGGCGATCTTCCAGCCGTTGTACGCCAGGCCGGCCGGCGTGAGCCCGATTTGGTCGGCGAAGCGGTGGAGTGAGTTCTTGTCGGCCGCGGTCGCGTCACCGGACTCGCAGATCGCGGCGGTGCGGACCCACAGCGCGACGGAGTTCTGCCGCCACGGCTCCTTCGCCCAGGCGGCGGCCTGTGGGGTGCGCCAGGCCCACTCCCAGAGCACCAGCTCGCGGTCGTGACGGGCCTCGGTGGCCTCTTCGTCGAACTCCTTGACGCGCTTCTTGTCCTCGAACCAGACGTCGTACACCGGGACGGCCGGCAGCGGGAACGGGGGGATTTCGCCGTCGTAGCCGGCGGCCGGCAGGGCGGTGAAGGTCAGGCCGCGCTTGGCGGTCTTCAGGGAATTCGGGTCCGGCGCGGGGCCAGAGTTTGCGTGTCCACCACTTGGCATCGTCAATCACTCCTCAGCCACATCGCGCGGCAGCGGG